GGGATAGTGTAGGTGCCCAGCAGCTGCGGGTCCAATCCCAGCATTTTGAGCTGGTGGCGATAGTGCGCTTTTGCCCGCTGGCTCTCTGCCAAATCGCGCGCTACAAAGTCCCCCAGCCGCTTGCCGGTGTAGCCCTGTACTCTGCACGGCTGCACCTTGCAGGCGCTGCCCTCTTTGAGGATGATGGTGTACTCCGGCTCGGTGGTTGCCAGACCGTACCAGCCGGCATACTCGCCCTGCATCGGCAGCACAGTAACGTTTTTGTAGCCGCTTTCCCGCAAAGCCTGCGCAACCTCTTTTGCCAGCGGATTGTTACCTACATTTACGATGGTGATTTTGGTTTTCTCGCCTAATTTCATGCCGCTTCCTCCTTTTTGTCCAGTCCCAGCGCCTTCCATGCGTTTTCGATGGCTACCTGGATGGCATCCGTATCCATTTTGATACCATACTTTTTGCATTGCTGTTCGATGTAGCGTTTGGCTTGTTCAAACTTTTCCTTTCCGTTACCGGCTCCCAGCAAAATTTCTGCCGCCTGCACACCTGCAATAGCAAACTCCTTGATTAGTTCCCACTGTGCTGCGCTCACCTTGGAGCGAATCAGCGGAAACAAAATGCCGGTCATCACCGCCGAAACCAGCGTCACAAGGATCACCATAATCTGTGTCAAATCCACCTCCATCGTCTTACACCCCTTTGTTCAGTCCTGCCCGCTGGATGATGGCAGGATAGTCTTTGTACGCAATATCTCTGTCTACATCCCCAACAATGCCGTTGACCCTTCCGGTACCGGTGTGCTGCCAGATGCCGTATGGATGCTTGCAGGTGCATTTGCCTGCATACTGTGCAATCCACTTGTCATAGGCGGTCAGCTGTGCAGGGTAGAGGTAGCTGTCGAGAAAGTCCTTCGAGCAGTACAGCATGGCATAGTAGCCCGCCTGCTCCACTTCCTCCAGAAACGCTTTGCAAATCTCGGTGTTGGTCTGCTTGCTGCCGCCGGTGTAGATGCTCTCATACTCGATGTCAAAGGCGATTGGGTAGGTCAGCTTGTACGGCTTGACCGCTTTGATGACCTCCTGCGCTGCCCTGCGTGCTGCCTGTACGGTGGTGGCATAGCTGTACAGATAAATGCCTACATCCAGCCCTGCCGCCAGCGCACCCTTGATGTGCCGGGTAAAGGCACTGTCGAGTTTGAGCGCACCGTTGTTGTAGCAGAATCCCACACGGATGATGGCAAAGTCGATCCCGTCCGCCTTGACCTTCTGCCAGTCCACCTTGGGTTGCCATTTGGATACATCAATTCCCTGTTTCATTCTCCTCTTCCTTTCCGTCAAATCCTTTTTTGAGCTCTCCTGCCCTGCCGTGCTGCTTGATCAGCTGATTGAGGCAGATGGCAGCCGCCGCCAGCACATACCCCTGTCCGATGCTCACCGCCGCCAGAATCACCCACTGCATCCAGCCCACCGGCTCGCAGGCAGCCACACTCACCAGCGCCGACAGCAGCACCCCCACCAGGCACAGGATGCCCGGTATCAGGGTATCGTCGATGCGGATGGAGCGCTTGATGATGCTGCCCAGCGCATACAGGCAAGGCACCAGCCACACCGTTTCCGGCGATATGTACTCCTTCACCAGCACCGAGATTTCGCTTAACTCGTTCATCTTTTAAATCACCTCTTTTCATATAAAACTCCAAAGCAAAAGGGAAATTGCCCCAAAAAGAGCAACTTCCCTTCTTTTACAGTCTGCTATTTTATATGCTTTCGTCTATTGTGTCGCTGCGCTGTCATTGTTTCAATCCCAATTTCCACCGGCATTTCTGTTTCCGTGTATTCTCTCCCCAACTCTATGGGGTCGATGGCTTCGGCATACTGCACACCCTCTCGTTCGATTTGCACCCCCAAATCCGAGTAGGTGCGTATCAGCCCGTTGCCTAAATCCTCTCTTACAATCATTTTGCACCTCCTGTAATCTCCGGGTAATCCTCAATCGTTCTGATTTGCGCCGCATACACTACCCAGTTGGTAGCTGCCTTGTACTGCTCCACCAACGACTTGGGCACATAGATGTAACCTGTACCGCTGGCGATTGGCGTATTTGCAAAAGCATCTCTGACTTGCAAATACGTTATTTTCTCGGCTCGGATAATTAGCGTGTCTAGCTTGCTATCACTTATCGCTGCACCTGCAATGCTTCCTCCGCCCATCATATCAATCTTGGTGCAACTTGTCAGTTGCATCGCTCCATATTGCAGTGTTTTGCAAGCGGATAAGTCGGCGGTTTCAATTCCTGCCTGGTTCAGTCCGTAGGTTTCTATTTGTTCCACCCTTGGCACGCTGATGGATTTTAGTCTTTCGTAGCGATAGAAGGCATAGGCTCCGATTTTAGTAATATCTGGATTGCTGTAACTGGTAAGCGTGCGCTCGATAAGGGCTGTTTCCGTTTCGTTGCTGCCGCCACCACCACCCCCGGAAATATTTTTTATTGCTGCCGCCATCTGCTCCGGCTTATATTTTGCTTGCTCGCTGTTTTTACTGCGAATCGCTGCTGCAATGTCAGCGTAATGCTTGCTGTCTGTCACTACGATCGCCATTAGTAAGCCACCTCATCCCCATTTGGCAGCAGCTCGACAGCTGTTAGCAGTTTGTACCCATCCCCATCTTTGCTTACTACCGGCACTTTTCCGGCATCCTGTGCGGTTGGCACAGGCAGCCCTAAGCCATCCTTGCCCGGCTCTCCTTTTTGTCCTGGCTCTCCGGGGTCACCTTTCGGTCCAGGTATTCCCTGTTCTCCCCTCGGTCCGGGTACACCCTGCGGTCCCTGTTTTCCTTCCGGTCCGGGTGGTCCCATCGGTCCGGTTTCGCCCTGTGCCCCCTGTGGTCCTTGTGCTCCGTCCTTGCCCGGCAATCCCTGCTCTCCCTGTGGTCCCTGTTCGCCTTGCTCACCTCTCGGTCCTGCCGGACCTGTTGCTCCCTGCTCGCCCTGTATCCCTTGCGGACCCGGGTTTCCCTGCGGACCTTGCTCGCCTCTGGATGGCTTGCCGCTGTCCACATATTTTCCGGTTGCCTTATCGTAAAGCTCCCAGTTTCCATTGCTCCCGATAACAGGCGGATGAGATGCGACTTTTTGAGCGTTGTCCGCGCTCTCCCGTGCGTTTTCTGCGTGTTTTTGTGCGTTTCGCTCGGATGTGGCAGCACTCTGGGCGCTTTGCCTTGCCTCATCTACCACCGCATACATCTCTTTGAGTGCCGGCTCAAACTCAGATGCCGGCGGCGGCACCTCTCCTCCGGCTGGGTCGCGGTAAATGTGGATGGGTGTTACCCCCACAAACTTGATTACTGCATCCCCGTTTGCCCGGTACCCTTTGAGCACCAGCTTTACATCTCCGTCCAGTCCTCCGGTAAAATCCACCGATACCCGCCAACTCAGCAGCACCGATTCACCCTCTATCCGCCGGATCAGCGTCTGCGATCCCGTTTCCCCGCGCCAGTTTTTGCCATAAATCTTATACTCCAGCGTGCTCAAATCAAGGTCGCCGTGCATCTTTGGCAGCTGGATGGTGATTTCGTCCGCGTTGTTTTCGCCCTGGCGTAGCAAATTTACAATCGGCAGGCTTTCAAACTCCTTGCCTTTTACCTTTAGCTGTACACCCAAATTCTCACCTCCCAAAAGATAAGGGAGCTGCCCGAAGGTAGCCCCCTTTTTTTGATATTTGCTATGCTGCTGCCGGAGTATCTCCAATCATCTCTTTCAGCTCGGTGTACTGCTCGGTTGTGATGCGGTCGAACGCCAGAAACACATCCAGCTTGTTCTGCCACTGCTCTTTGTCGAGCTTGCCTGCTTTCTTCTGGCGGTTGATGGTGTTTTTTGTCATTGTGTAAATGTTCATACTTTTTTCTTCCTTTCTGTTTAAACAATGGGTTCCTGTGCCGCTTCCAGCATCAAAAGCCGGTATTCGGCATCAACTACGCTTTCTTCAAAGGTTGCCTTCAAAAGCTCGTGTTCTTCCTGCAACTTACGGTGATTTTCCTGTAGCTGCTCGTACTCCTCGCGCTTTACGATTCCCCCTTTCTGCTGCCGCTCTATTTTGAGGCTTTCGGCTTCCTCCACCGTCAGCAGCCCCCTGGCTACTGCCGTATCAAGGTGCTCATCGGTGGCATAGCCTCTGCGATAGCGCTCGATAATCTGTTCTTTTGTCATGGTTTTTCATCCTTTCTTGTAGTCACTTTTGTGGTGTATGGTTTTTATTTTGGAGTAATGGGCAGACTGTAAATTTGGTACCAAATGTGTTTCCAGCAGAACCTACCGGGTGGAGCGAAATGCAAAA